ACCATTGTTAAATTTTCAATATTACCATTTTCTCTCTGGATTATTAACTCAACGTCACCAGTTAAACAACATAAATTGGATTGTTTGATGACACCGATATTTTGGTGGTTGGTTTTTCTATTAGCACTGTCCTTAGCCGCCAAATAAGGAATTCCAGTTTCAACTTGTGATTCAATGATTTTTGACCATATATCTTGTGCCTTAACTTTTTTACCTAAACCTAAACTAACCGCCTTATTGTAGTTTGTTTCATATTCATCACCATAAGTATCTTGTAGTGGTTTTAACCCAGATTTAATAATATCACTTGGACAAAATAAATACCAGTCACCATTGTTCTTAACCGCTTCCATAAAATTATCTGGTATCCAAAGCGCTGTGAATAGATCACGGGCTCTTAGTTCTTCAGCACCTGTGTTTTTCTTGATTTCCAATAAATCAATAATGTCCTTATGCCAAGGTTCTAAATAAATTGCCGCGGATCCTGGTCTACGACCTTGTTGGTTAAAAAATCTTAATGATTCATTAACAATTTTAAGGTATTTCAATAAACCACCAGCATAACCACCAGATGTTGATATTCTACTTTCTTTACTTCGGATATTAGACATTGCCAATCCAATCCCCGCGGCGTCAGATGAAAACGTTGAGATATCTGTCAATGTATCCAAAAGACCTTGTCTTGAATCCGCATTATTATAATGTAATACACACGACGCTAATTGAGGAACTTTTGTTCCAGAATTAATCATAATTGGTGTTGCTTTGGAAATTAATTGTTTTGACAATGATTTATAGTAATCAATCGCTTCCTCAAAGGTATTCGTTGTCCATAAGGCAACACGCATATACATATGTTGAGGTCTTTCAATCGTTTTACCGTTTGATTTCTTTAATAAATACATTTCCTGTAACGATCTCCAAGCAAAATAATCAAAGTTGTAATCGTTTTCGTGTTCAATTACCGCATCAATATTTTCTTCACCATACCTTTTAATTGTTTCAATTAGTATATCATTAATAATACCTTCTTCATAAAGTTCAAATATTGTTTGTGAAAAACTAGGATTTGTTTCTTTATGGTATGATGATATAGCAACTGTTGCCGCTAATCTTGAGTAGTCGTAATGACTTCCAGTATAAGCAGCAGCAATTTCGTACACCAACTTGTCCAACTCTTTTGTTGTTACTTCACCTTCTGTTGGTACAGAAGTAATTACTTTAATAAAGATTTCATCAGAGTTAACATTTAACCCTTTAGCAGATTTTTTAATTCTGTTGTATATTTTCTGGGGATTAAATGATACGATCTCCCCATCTCGTTTAATTATTTTTAGTGACATAAATTATATTTTAAAAATCCTCCGTGAATGTTATTGTTTCATTTAATTTGGCTTTTTGATATTCCATTGTTCTTGATTCAAAGAAATTACCTTTTGTTTCAAGAGCAATTTGTTCCATAAATTTAAACGGTTGTTCAACGTTAAAATGTTTACTACAACCAAATTTAAGTAGTAATCCATCAACAACAAACTCAAGGTATTGTTTCATTAAGTTTGAGTTCATACCAATTAACGATACTGATAATGATTCTGTTATAAATTCTTTTTCAATCTCAAGTGCCGATAATAGTATTTCTTTAATTCGGTCTTCTGATGGTTTATTTTCTAAGTGATTATTCAACAAATGGATAGCAAAATCACAATGTAGATTTTCATCTTTAAAAATCAATGTGTTAGCATTACATAACCCCTGCATAATACCCCTAGATTTTAACCAGAAGATAGAACAGAACGAACCTGAGAAGAATATACCTTCAACTGCAGCAAACGCAACTAAACGTTCCGCGAACGACGCGTTTTCAATCCATTCTAAAGCCCATTTTGCCTTTTTTTGTACCGCTGGTAATCTATCAATTGCGTTAAAACATTCGTCCTTTTCTTTTTGATCTGTAATGTACGTGTCAATCAACAATGAATACATTAATGAATGAATATTTTCCATTGCCAACTGAAACCCATAAAAGAATTTTGCTTCAGGATATTGTACCTCTCTATAAAAGTTTTCCGCCAAATTCTCATTGACAATACCATCTGATGCCGCAAAAAATGATAATACATTCTTAATGAAATATTTTTCATTTTCTGTTAAACCTTCCCAGTCTCTAATGTCATTTGTCAAATCAACTTCTTCTGCCGTCCAGAAAGCCGCTTGATGTTGTTTATAGTACTCCCATATGTCATTGTGTTCAATTGGGAAAATCACAAATCGGTTGGGGTTATTTACTAATATTTTTTCCATATTCTTTATTTTAATTATTTTTATTATTTACCTTCTCTTTCTTTTCTTCTTTCCAACAATTCCTTAACTCTTTGTCGTTGTCGCTCTTCTTTTTGTTCTTCAACACCAAGGAATGTTGTTGTTGATTCTGTATCAATTTCAATCATACCATTATCAAATTTACAATTTTCAAATACGACACCATCATCTCCGATTCTGGACTTGGTAATTGCAATTGTTGCCAACTTCATCTCTTTTTGTTGTAGTGTTTTTGCTATAGATATAATAACGTGACCTACTTGTGCTTTCTTAATTGAACCACCCATTTGATCTGTTGTAACAACTTCAGAGGAGATGCTAGCCCTCGAACCTTGGACTGCGGTCCAGGCCACCATATTTAATTCGTGACACATTGCTTCGTATGCTCTCATAACGGATCCCTCACTTTTCCATTCGTTACCAAGGTCTTTGTTTGGTAATACACAGTCAATGTAATCCAATACAATCATATCAATCTTAGTTCCGTCAGCAATCAATTTTCTAACCTCGTTTTTGATTTGATTCATTGTTACAGTATCCGAAGGTATCTTCTTTAAGATTAATTGGTTTGGCATTGTTGATTCAATTTCCTTAACCCTTGCTATTACTTCGTCTTTTTTGTCTGATAACTCATCTGGATGTATCTTTGTCCAAAGTGTAAAGTGTTTTCTTTGGATAATCTGTGGGTTATCCTCAAAAAAGATTTGTAAAACATTGAACCCTAAGTTATACCCGTGGTTCGCGATTTTAGTTAAGATTGTTGATTTACCCACACCTGTTGGTGCCAAGATAACCCCCAGTTCACCTTTTGCTAAACCACCTTTTAATAGTCTGTCAATACCTGGTATACCCATTGGTATTGGATGTCTATAATCTTCATCTAATACTTGATCTAGGTTTGAAAAGACGTTCATCATAGTTGTATCTTTTGACCCAACCATCAACGCTTCTCTAACCATTTCCTCTAGGGTGTCATAGTTTTCAAACTCACCCCCATCAATAATCTTTTGTGCTTGTTTCATAACACGTTGTAATTCTTGTTGTTTACAAAATTTCAACGCTTTTTCTTGTACAAAATCAGCACCCTCAATTGGTGCGTTCTTAATTTTCTTAATTGTGTCAAGAACAACTTTAATCGCCGTTTCTTGTTGTAATTCAGACTTAGCCACCTGTTCTAGTGTATCAAATGATGGTGTGTGATCATATTTTTTATGATACTCTTTAATCATTTGTATAATGATTTTAAAGTATTTGTTTTCAAAATAGTTGTTTTCAATCACCTCCACAATTGAATGTGAAAACTCCTTATCTAATACGATTTGGTTAAGTAACTGGATTTGGAAATTGTTTCCAAGATATTCAAAGTTTTTGTTTGTCGCCATAGTTTTTCTTTCTGTTAGTAATGATAAATACTACTAATATTAGATAAATTGTGGATAGATATAATTAAAATTTTTACCTGAAAAAATGTCAGTTAACTCAGTAAGTATTGTTTTTAGCCTTGGGCGTAGGTCTACGGTATATCTTACCTTTGGTGGGTATACTTTAGCATCAAAGACTCTATGACAAATTGTCATATTATCCACCTTAATAAATAAATTAAAATTTTCATCACCCTCTGTTATTGACGTATTTAACACGTCAGGATTTTCCCCAATCTCATATTTGTTTTCCAACATATATACGACAGTTCGCATTTTTAAATTATTTTGCAAATCATTACAAAACATTCTAATATAATCATAAAACTCTTCTGATTTGTGGGCAGTTTTATTATAACCCTTAACATTAAAAAATCGTTGTACGACAATGTTATCGTTACACGTTAACAAAAATTCTATTTTTGTTGCATCTTGCTCTCTCATTTTTTACTTTTTTGTTCTGTTTCTAAAATTTGTTTTTTCTTTTCTTGATAACTTTAAAAATGGTTTTAAAAACCCAACCCAAGCGTCATCACCTTTGGGTAAATACTTGAAGAATCCGTCGTCCATCATCATCCTAATTAAGTTTCTATGTCCTCTACCATCTGGATCCAACGTTTCGGAATAATACAACTTAACCAATTCTTTCCCCTCCTCTGAAATTAATGGGTTATCCAAATCCACCAATTTCTCATTTACAACAAAGAACTCATTTCCAAATATACCATCCTTAGTTCTTCCACTTAAAAGGTTTTGTAAAGTGGAATTCTTTTTTTCCTTTAATAATTCTTCGGTCTTTATTAAAATATCGGTATAATTTACTTCTGTGTCAAGTATCTCAGGAAAAAATTTAAGAAATGTTTTTTCTCCTAAATAAAAAATACCATCAATATTATCTGAACTATCACCAGTTAATATCTTATAGGTCTTAACGTTATAGTGGGGAATTTCGGCCTCATATATTTTAATCTTATCACCATTATTATAATATCTTTTTTGTTGTGGTGAATAAATTCTCACCTTATCAGATATTAATTGTGTCAAATCTCTATCAGATGAAAATATTGTCTTTTCTTCATCCTGGGATATCTGACAATAATAAGCGATTAAATCATCCGCTTCAGAATTTTCAACCTCTAACTGCCTAACAAACATTTCCTCAAGGTATTCTTTTACCCTGTTTTTCTGACGTGTAAAGGAATGTTCAATGTCTTGATCACCTTCACCCTTTTGTTTCCGATTAAGTTTGTATTTGGGGTAAAACGAACGTCTCTCTGAGGATCCAGTTTCACTGTCCCAACAAACAACAATCTTGTTATAATTGTTATCTTCTAAGAACTTTCTTAACGTATTAATAAAATGCCAAATACCACCAACGTGTTCACCATTATTAAAAAAGTCTTTAACACCATGTATTCCGATCTTCAGTAGGTTATTACCATCAACCAATAAGGTCTTAGACATTTGTTGTTTCATTAAGGGAATTTGACACCGTAGAACCTACAATGTAATCCGCAAAAAACTCACTAAATATCGCTTCCATAACTGGAACACATATTGAATTACCCGCTAACGCAATGTGTGCCCTAGTTGATAATGATGTTGTTAACATAACGTCAATGTCAGAATCTTTAACACCCATAAATCTATAACCCTCTCTAGCGGTAAGTGTTCGTACCCTATCATCTGGTGTCATAACCTGGGGTGATCCACTTGTCGTTAAACAAGGTGAACAAGCCTCTAACGAGTAAATACGTCTCATTTGATCATAGTTAATATCATCTCTCCTTGCCACTAATTTACAAACAGTATTTTGTTTTGCTTCGTGTAAGGTGAACGGACAATCAACAAACAAAGACTCATCAATATTACTATCAACAAATGACATCATTGGTACTTTAGGTTTTTTATATCTGTCAACATTCATCATCTTTTCTTTAACCTCATCTGGATTACCGTGTAATACTGAAATCATAAAAACCCTCTCTCTATTCTGGGGGCAGCCAAAATCAGCACCGTTTAATAGTCTCCAGTAAGATGAATACCCAAGTCCTCGTAAGAAATAAATGTGTTTTTTAAACGCTTCATAGTGGTTCTTTGAAACTAGGTTCTTAACGTTTTCCATTAATAGAAATTTAGGTCTATTCACAGATAAAAGTCGTTCAACGTCAAATAACAAACCACTTCTTGTACCTTCTTTAATTCCGTTTTGAACACCAGAAATTGAAATGTCTTGACACGGGAATGAGTATGTTAATAAATCACAACTAGGGAAGTTATTCTCGTTTACTTGTCTAATATCACCCAAGTTACCATTTTGTGTTGTGTGTAGTGCGTCATAACATTCGTTGGCAGCTTTAAAATTATCACAGTTTGCAATAACTTCATAATCCACACCAATGTATTTTAACGCTAGTTCTTGTGTTCCGTATCCGGAAAATAGTGAAATTACTTTTAATTTATCGTTCATTTGTTTTTTTATAAAATATGGTTACTTTTTTTGAGATTGTCAATAGCCCAAAGTGGTTGGAGATTAGTATAGTGACATAACATATATAATTCTTCCTCAGTTTTAGCAGATGATAATGGTATAATATGATCAATATGCCACTCAAATCTGTTTTCCCACCCCATTCCGTCAACAAATTGTTTTTCTAAATGTTCTTTTAATTCCTGGGGTGTACATCCTATTATCTCAAAAGTTCTGTTTTTTTTAGTTATGTTTAAAGTTGTTAAATATTTTCTTAACCGAGATCTAACACTATTCACGAGTTTGAATAAAATGTCTGTTTTTGACCTTTCTCTACGAAGTTCGTTTCTTTTTGGTTTATAATTTTCGTTATAAATTTTCTTTTTTTGTTTTATAACTTCTTTATTTTTTTCACGATACTTCCTTCCTGTCTCTTTAACTTTTTCTGGTGTTTCTAAACGATATTTTTCAAAATATTCAGATTTTTTATTTTTATTATTTTGATACCAATTTTTAGAACACTGATTTACAATATCCCTATTATTCTCACGCCATTTATTATTTTTTTCATTAAGGCAAATTTTACACCACCCATTATAACCATCTTTACTTGATTTTGATTTATAAAATTCTATTAGTTCTTTTTCAATTTTACACTTGTTACAAATCTTTGTTTCCATTTTTAATATAATCTTTCAATAGTTTATTAACTAGGGAAGAAAGATTGATATGTTTGTTTCTAATATAATCAAGAACCTCTGGTTCCATTGCAACCGACATAGTTTTCTTTTTTTTATCTGTATCAACTTTAACTCTTCCCATCTATGAATAAATATCTAGTTTTTTTTTAAAAATGTTATTTTAAACATTTTTTTTAATCTTCAAAATCAGGTTCTTTTGATTCTTCCAATGAAAAATCATTACCACCCATTTTAGTTGCCCAATAATCTGAAAATTCTTTTTTGTATTTATCTAACGATTCTTTTGTGTCTGAGATATAACCATTATGAACGGCAATAATTTTTGAATCTTTATAACCTAATCCGTTAACGTGATTTTTAAGTATTGATATTTTGGTTCGTATTGCGAATGAAATTTTTCTACCATTTTTTGTTGCGTCAATATGGTTAATACCTGATTTTTTTTGATTTCCAAAAAGAAATATTAAACTACTAGCTAACCAAATTGCCTCACCACCTTTACTTTTGATTTCAGGCTGGCCGAACGGGTTGTCCGGAAGAAGAACCCAAGGCTGATTAACCACGATCAATGTATTATAATATGGGTAATCTTCTTTTTTTGATTTTGAAATTCTTGAGTGTAGTCCCATCCCAACTTTATCTGCTAATACTTTTGCTGTATGCATGCCTCCACCCTTTCCTTCGTATGTCATTTGACATGGGATGGATCCGATTGAGTCAAAACAAAATACAATACTATATGGTATATCCCCCTTTTCTTGAGCATCTAAAATTTCATTCATAAAGTCGGTTGCTTGTTCTAGATAGTCAAAAGAATCATTAAATATAAACATTCCCTCCCATTCACCTTCTTCATTCTTTGTCGCTTGTAGTCCTAACTCTACGGCGTGGTCCCAATTCCATTTTTTTTCACTGATAATAAACACAGGTAAATGTCCTTTTTTTTGCGCATCCGCAGCAGCCAAAATCATTGCTGTGGTTTTTGACGCGTTGCTGTGACCCAAGAGCATCGATATACCCCCCATTACAGGACCTGGTAATCCGCACGCTTCCATAAATGCTTCTCCACAATTATAGAACGCTTCTGGTTTATATTTTGTTTTGCTAGAGAATTTTGATTTAATATCCTCAAATTTAAATTCTTTTTTCCTTAATGCCATAATGTTTTTATTTAAAGATAATAAAATATGGGTACATTGTCAAGCAATATACCCATATAATTTTTTTAAAATTTTAATTAGAATGGTAATTCTTCATCAACTTCTTCGTTGACTTGTGGATCTACATATGTTGGTTCTGTTGTTGTTTTAGAACCACCCATTGTGATTTCGCCTTCTGACGTATCTGAATACACATATTTACCAGCGTCTGTATCCCATCTTGGTGTTTCACCTCTGGCGATTGATTCCAAATATTCTGTTGGTTTTTTAGAGTAAACATCTTCCCAAGTTAATTCATCATTAACCCATTCGGACATTGTATCTGCCTCATCGTGTACTGGTGATGGATCATCATACATTACCGTTTGTATTACGGTATAAAAAGCCCCTTTTGGTGTTTTTGCTTTTGTTAATTCAAGGATAAGGTCTCTACCTTTTTCCGCATCAGCAACATCACCTTTAGCCTTATAGATTGGAATAATTTTATCAAAAATTCCTTCTTGTTTGTAATTGTGTTTAAATCTCCAAAACTTAACTCCGTCTTGTTCGTTGTCGCGGTCAATAACTTTAACAATATAAAACTTACGAGGTTTGTATTGTTTTGCCAATTCTTTGTCGGATTCTTTTCCAGTTGACATTAACTCTTCGTAAACCTCACTTAATGGAGATCTTTCGTTATCGTTTTTTGCTGGGTCGTAAAATTTTTGCCATTTACCATCAACTTGGATTTCGTGAAACCACACTTCTTTAAATGGTGATGAACCGTCAGGTGTTGGTAGGATACGAATCCTTTTTTGTCCTTGTTTTTCGTTATCTTTAAGTATTGCAGCAAAATACTTTTTCATTCTGTCTTCTTGTGAAAATTTTGAGGTGGAAGAAGAACCACCTTGTTTTGCGTTTTCGTACTGTGCCAAAACTGCATCTAAAACATTGTTTGTCGCCATATGTGTATATAATTTAAAAGTTTACAATAGAAAATATAAGATAAATAATTGTCGTAGTCAATATGTTTAAAAAAAAATAAGGTCGTTTTTTTTTCCGACCTTATTTGTTACATCATTTCAGTGTCTTCCTCATTGTCTTCGTAATCGGTGAATGAGTCTTTAACTTGGTTTCCTGAGTATTGTTCAACATCATCTGTTGTTAATACATATTCTTTTCCAGTTTTTTCAAAGTCTTCTTGTTTGTCTGTGAAAAAATCTGATAGTTTTTGATTAAATGGTCCAGAATCCAAACTTCTTAATTCAAGTTTTTCTTGTGGTGTTTTAGGTCTCATTTTCTCAATGTTTGTTTCTAAGTTATCTATCTTTGAAACTAATTGGTCCATTGCCGATAATTTTTCTTCAAGACCTTTTATTTGTGCAAATAAATTATCAAAATATTCGTCTTGTTTCTCACCAATACTTTTTTGTGAATCAACAAGATCAGTTATTTCTAATTCTTCATTTTCATCATCACCAATAACTTCAACGTCTTTGTCTGCTTCAACATCAATTGGTGTTGGTGGTGCTGGCGCTGCGTTAGGGTCTGCTGGTGGTGCTGCATTCGGATCGGCTGGTGGCATCGCGTTAGGGTCGGCCGGTGGCATTCCACCCATATTCGGGTCTGCCGGTGGCATTGCGTTCGGATCCGCAGGTGGTATCATATTCGGATCTTCTTGTTCTAAAATATAATTATTTATATTATTAAACCTTGCAATTTCTTCTAATATTTTTTTATCAATAGACATATTAATCGTTTAAAAGTTGTTTTATTCCAGTTTTAGTTTCAACCTGGATTTTTTTATTTGTTTTCATTGTGTTGTCAACTCTTTCAATTAACCCATCTTTTTCTCTAACAACATAACATTCACCGTTTGTTAAATCACAAACTTGTTTTGTTCCATTACCAAGATCTTTCTCTGACGTTTTAGCGTTTTTACCTAAAAAATTGTCTAATATTAAATTTGTATTCATAGTTATTTGTTTTTATTATAAATATATCAATAATTTATTTTATTGGGTTTTGTGATACAAAAAGATTATCACCAACAAAAACTCTATCAACCATTTTTTTCTTATCTTCTTCTATTAATTTATCATAAACACTAGAATCTCTGTTGACCGGCCAAGAGGTGATGTATAATTTAACAATGTTTTCTGGGGTTTTATTAGATGTGTATGCCGATAAAAGATTGTTAGCCCTAGCAACCGCAAACTCCATAAATTTATCCAAACTCGTAAATCTAACCATTGGCGTATTTTTAATATTGCCTCTATTAACACAAAAATATTTTTTATCAACGTAATTAACAAATGCTGGACCATAAGTTTCATCTAATGATATTGATGATAAGTTGTTTTCATAACCCTTAAAAGAATTACCACTACCCGAATCTAAATAAATTAAATTAAATAATAATTGTCTAATATCAAAATCTCTTTGTGTGTTTGCCTCATATCCAAAAGATCTAACTTTAGTTATTATTAATTGGTTTAAAACTTGCGCACTTATTGTTTTTAACTCTGGTGCGTCAATCGTTGTGTAATTTTGGTAAATAGGTTTTAAATTATTACCACAGTCTTGGTTTGTTGTTAAAACATCTTTTTCTAATGCGGTTGAAACAACGTTATTTATTTGTGTTATAACATTTGTTGTTGATTTTCTATCTTCGGCTTCTTTTTTCTGTAATTGTTCTTTTAATTTACTAATTAAATTTATATTAATCGATTGGATAAAATTATCAACCTTTGGTAGATCATAAAATGGTTGTCTAGTTCCTGTAACACTAGTTTTAAATTCACCCTCACTAATACTATGTGAAATCTTTTGTATCATATATGGACCACTAAACATTGGTACGTTTCTTAGATTAAAGTACATCATAGGTTGCATCAGTGCGTTACCCATCATATCTATAGTACATTCATAACTTCTGTTTTTATAGATATTATATAGTGATGGGTTTTGAACACCAGTACTTCTATTTCTTGTGGTGTTTGCCATTTGATTAATCATTTGTAATGATTCCGCGGTTGGTTTACCAACACTTTGTTGTAAATTAAATTGTGTAAATATCTGTTGGTTTTGATTACTAAAATCAACATTAAAACCACAAACTTTATTTGATTTATCCCAGTCTGTTTTATTTAATTGATTTTCCAATAATGGATTATCACTTGCTCTTCGTAAATCAAAAGCATCATCCCTAAATTTACAATCAGCATTATCATTCATCGCTAAATGATTGCTAGGTACATTTCTATAATAACACAAATATTTTGGTGAAGTGTTTCTATAATCAACATTTAAAAACGTACCCCAAATTGAGTTGGCAAACTCTGTTGATCCTTCTGGACTTGGTGTTGCGTTTTTAACCGCGTCTTGTGCGTTGTAGAAATTACTATAGGCTGGTAATGGAAACATGCTGAAATAGGGTTGAATAATGGATTTAATGATGTTTTCCATACTACTTTTTGGTTGACCACCCTCAATCATATCTTTAACCATAAAAATATCAACCAACACTTTTTGACCAACGTCTCTACATGCTCTATCAAACAATAAAATATCCTCAAATAATGTTTTTGTTTTAAAATCACTACCTGAAATCCAAGTGTCGTTTAGTGACTTAAATGAATCCCAAAGTTCATCTCTACTCTGGTCACCTGTTAATGGTGCCTTCGCACTCAAATCTTCTCTATTTATTGTAATATCTGGTAACTCATTTCTAATACCCGTCATTAAATCATCAATAACATTTTTTAAATATAATTCACAATTGTCCAAATATAGATTCATCGCACCATAAAATTTTGATGCGTCAATAGTTGGGTCTTGTAGTTTTTGTGTTGCATACAGTTTTATAATTGGCGCAAACACTTTTACGTTTTTTTGCGTAAACTCAACATTTAAATCAACAAAGAAATCTGTGATATAGGATCCGTTGTCTGTATATTTTAATTTTGGTATTTCCGAAAACCCAACATAATATTCTAAATCTTTCCACGTTTGGGGATTAATTTGTTTTGATTGTGCTAATGATATTGTTCCGTTTGTTGTTGGTAATACATCTCCAATCCCTTGACTGTAACCATTAAATGTTATTGGATCTTGAATAAATTTAGTTGAGAATGTATAAAACAATTTTTTATCAAACATTGTTGGATTACCTAATTTTAAAACACAATCATATGTCATTAATTTATTAAAATATGAACCAAAGGTTGCGTTTTGTTTTGTAATAACCTCATCTATCAAACCTTCAGTTTCAAGTGATGTTGGTTTTTCAATTTTTAAAATTAAACGCATTAGATATTGGAAATTTTTAATTGCGATATCGGTTTCAGTTTCCTCGTCTTCTTGACCAGGAATTAATGTTTTATAATCATAAATTGACTTACTAAAATTTAAAAATTCCTCTTCCAGATAATCCAAAACCTCAGTTTCAAATGTTGTAAATATTTCTGAGATTTTTGAGTATTTTGTTACATCCCCATTAATAGAGAAGTTTTCTTGTATTGTTTTATCGTTAAAAATTTGTTTTAAATATGACTCGGGTGTTGGTATTGTTAATTTATTATTATCAAAATACCCGTAGTTTGGTGCACCCCAAAACAACCTCGTTGATCCATTAAACATTGCTGTATTACCAGTAAGTTCTATCTTTAGTTTATTGTTTTTAAAACATTCATTATTTATCTGGTTTTTTGTTGTACCGAATGACGGTATAACATAATATTCTTCTTTATTTTTTACTTTTGATAATACAGACCAAGGTGTTAAATTTAATAATCTTGATGGATTATTTGGGTCAAAACCTAGTGGTTTTAATATCTTTGAGTTAGTGTTTGTCGTTAATACAATTTGTTTGTCGTTAATTAGTGTTTGAATATCTGTTTGACTATATCCAATTGATGATACATTAGTTACAAAAAAATCTGTTGGGTTTGAGACAAAGAATACCTCACCACTTAAATTTTGATTGTTGTTAATCGTATATACCAAATTTGGGTTTGATGTTTCTACTATTTGACCAGTAATTTTTGTTCCAGGCATTATATTTGGTCCTGCGATAATATCACCAATGTTTAATGTACCACCAGTTATATAGGTGATTTCCATTGTTGAATCTAAAACACTACAAGTACCATTAATTGTTGTTGTTGTGTTTTGTGATGGTGATACAGTATAAATACCAACACCACCAGTTGTACCACTTAATTGTCCTGTTATTGTCGTACCAATATCAACGTTTGGTCCTGAAATTATTTGACCAACTGTTAAATTATTATCACTTAATGTTGATACAACCATTGTGTTATCAAACACTGAACACGTTCCGTTTATTTGTGTTGCACCACTAAACAATTTTAAACCCTGTAAAAACACATTCATATCGTCAATTAACTTGGGGTAAAACCCAGTATTAATGTATGTCGTGTATGTTCCAGTACCTAAATTATTTGTTAATGTTATATCTCTGGTTGTGTTATTAATATTGAGTGAATATGTTTTTGTTGATGCAGAATTTACTGGATCAAAATTACCTAAATAGTTAAAGTCTTTCCAAGCGTTATTTAAGATATCTTTACCTTCTCTATTCCAAACTTTATATCTATGCCAAATTGATCCGTATTTTAATATCCAAACATATGGTAACTTGTGAACACCGCCAAATTTTTTCAATGTTGACACAATATAATCAAGATCATTTACAGAATCTTTTGTTTTAAATTTTTCTTTTAATGTTGCAACTGGTAAACTGTTTATAAATAAAAACGCTGCCGCTTTATATGGACTGGTTTCTTTCACGTTAAACCTAAAATTAAATACACCATCTTGTATCGCGTTGATAAAATATGGTGTGTTTAACATTGATGTTGTTTGGTTTTGAGTTAAATAACCATTATACCCACTATAATAAATGTTTCCTTCGGTAATAAATTGTTCTTCAATTTTTCTATTTTCATAAAATTCTTTTAAATTCGTGTTGAGTGTCTGATTAAAAATTTCGGAAGTGTAGTTAAAATTTGTTATCGGTCGTTTAGTATCTTCGTTATCCGTATCACTAAAATTTGTTATGTTTTTATGTGTTGTACTATATACTAACGTTTTATTCGTATTAAAAATATCGTTGACACCATTTGTTGATTTACCATTTGCCAAATAGTTTTTACACCAATCTAAATTCGTAATTGGATACATATCAGTAAAATCATATTGATTACTATACGTTTTCACATTTATATAATCCTCAATTTTCGCTTGTTGTGTTGCCGACACATTTGGTTGTGATGTTGGATTTGTTAATATATTTTTATTAAACAATTGGTATGGTACATCAGTATTATTTTTAATATACGGTGTAACAAACTCACCTCTAATAAATTTTTGCCAACTTTCACCTTCACCCTGATTTGATATATGTCGTAAAAAAGTTAAAAAATTATCACTTTCAATTAAATATTGTTTTAGTTTTTTAATTAAAAATGGACTATCAACACCCAAACTTTTTAATGCGTTAATTTTTTCGTTTTCAGATTCAACCAAATAAACACTAGATTGGTATCCATCAATACGACTTAGTTTTGAAAAAAAAGTGTTAACCATAATCCTCTCGTAAATTTCATAATAAAATTTAACCTCTTCTTTATTTTGGAAAACCTCGTTTGATATCGGGAAGTCTAACGCATTTAAACTTAATCTATTCGGTTGTTGTTCACTATTATTTGTATCACCTAAATCTGGTTGTGTTTCCTCCCTTTCAATAAAACCTTTAATAAATTCTTCAACAAACTCAACTTCTGGCCATAACTCTGGAATATACGCCTTTGTTATTGCTGATATTTTAGGATCACCAGGGTATTTACATTCAAATTTCTCACCCTCACCTGTTTGATTTTCAATAATTATTTGTGGCCAAGGGTATATGGGTTCTCCTTGTTCTTGTGAGTTCTTAACATCAACACTTTGTGCTGTTGATGAGGTAAAAACTGACGCTTTACGATATGGATTATCTCTAACGTCCCAAGCCGAGTGGTGAACATCATCCATTAACCTTAAAAACGCTTCACCTTGTGCAAAGAAAACCGCCAATATGTTTCGTATTGTTGGTTTAAACCCAATACCACTATCTTTTCTTGCTAATTGATCTGATAAATTGTCACCAATTTGTTTTTCAATTTCAGTTCTTAAAGATTTTAAATCTTTTGCCGCTTGATTACAAATATCATTAAAATTTGATTTACCATCAAAAATATAATAATTTTTATTGGCGTTAATATCACGAGTTTTTGTTGCGATGTATTCAACTAATGCCAAATCAGATATCGTTGTCTTTTTAAAAGTTTCTTGGGCTGATTTATTAAAATCAACATCGTTGGTTGTTATTGTTTTAATAACATTATCTATACTAACATTAAGTGGTATTTGTGATCTAGTTTCTTTACCACCAACAATATATTTTCCGTTTGTCCCACAAACACTATTATTATCTAACTTTTGTTTAAATTCTAATATAATCCCACCTAGTTCTGTGAGTGCTGTTATTTTTTTTTGTGGTGTGTTAAATTCTTTCCTAAAACCATATACTTTAGTTCCATCCAGTAAAACTAATGGTTCTTTTTCGTCCAAATAAGTTGCAAACCACGATTTCCCGTTAAAGAAAACTCTATTTTGTAGTTCAGTCAATATTGTTGCATAATTGTCTAACTCAGTTAATGGTCCTAAGTTTTCTTTTGTAAATTTTTCTAATATATTCGTAATAAATTTATCTAATTTACTTTTCAATTGAAATAAATTGTATTCTGGGAAATCATCGTCAATTAAACCTTTTGATTTATATTCTGAGTATAATTCTTTCATTTTCTGATACCCCCTAGATACAACAATTGGTTTTACGTTTTCACCCCCAGTTTGTTGATTACCTTGTGATACTTGATTTGTACTTACAAACGAATTATACATATGTGGAACGGCTAACATATGTCCCCAATTTACATAGGACATAATACCGTATTTATATCCAAATAATTTTAATGTAACTTTAAAATTACCTGTTGTTCCGTCAAAAACAGAATTAAATGTTTGTAACATTAATGGCATTCTAACCGCCTTACCGTAATAACCCTTTAGTGTTAAATAAAAAATTGGGTAGGGTAATTGGTAGAACGCAGCGTATGGTGAACTATTTCCACCCTCAAATAAAGCACGACCTTTAACGTCCTCTAATGTTATTGTAATTTGGGGGTAAAAACTACTATCAATTGATACATCAATTGTTTTAATACCCAATAATCCATTGTCAACAGCACCTGGTGTTCCGTTTGAGTATGTTGATTGTGTTATATAATAATCGTCCGATTTTTGGGGGTTTTTCACCGCGTTTAATTTTGGTTGGTTAACACCAACACCTTTAATCGTTCCTTTACCTGTTATTTCATCAGACCAGTTATTGTCCAAAAATGTTTTAAACCCTGGATTTAGGAAATTTATTTTACCAACAGATATTGTTCGTACATTATCGTTTAATGCCGCACCAATCGCCAGTTTGGTTCTTGGTACAACACTACATTCAAGGTTGGCATACATTACCAAATTTTCTTGTTTGACTAACCTATCTTTTACTTTACCGTCATTATCAATAACTTTGTTTGGGTCAATAAGCGATACGTTGTCATAATCAAATTCTACTAATATATTTTCTCCGTTATCTACCATAATAGAAGAAGTGGTTGTTTAATTCGTTATTGTAATCTTGTAATGAAGTTAGTAAAGGAAATGGAATTGTCAAGATAGCACCGTCTGGTATGCTCCATTCAGACCCAGAATATTGGGGGTTTGCTTGTTGGATTAACCACCCAAAGAATGGTGTTCCATAAAATTGAAATGAGATCTTATCTAGTCTAGATAGTCCGGCGCGGTATATAAACGTTTTATCCGTCGCTTTTGATGGTAGGTTAATGTACGGAACAACTTGTTGTACACCATTTGATAAAAATTGATTGTATCGGTTAAAATATTGTAAATTCATAATTAGTTAAATTTTATTTTACCATCAAACGTATTTGTTTTCGTGTTAATGTTATTTGTTGAATAAATGTCATTAATTCTTGTTTTTTGATCTTGTGTCCCCTCAGTTGTAAATGTGTAATCTACAACATATTTTACACTATCGTCAATTGGTGATTCAATTAATGTTGTATATTCTTGTGTCTTTTTTATTTCATCTGAAAATCTTTTATTACAATGTACAGTATAAAAATTCCTATCTTTCCAATACTCAATCGCTTGGTTAATTGCGGTCTCAACCTTTGATTTATCACTATATACATTACTGTTTAGTAATTGTGTTTTTAATTCATTTCTTAATGTTTCATTATAAAACACTTGTGCCATAACTTGATAAAATCTATTATCGGCTGGGTTAGACGCTGATTCCCAAGCAAAAGCAACTTTTGCGTCTTCTATTTTATCAAGACCACTATTCATACGAAAGCCCTCATCTTTAAATGTTGAGGTTTTATTATCATAGATGTAAAGTCCTGCAAAGTTTGGTTCTAATGTTAATCCGTAAAATTGTACACCAGTTGTTTTGCTAACACTTTTAATTATACCCGTACTATCATCAAAAAATTCTTTATGTTTGTTTTTTATTGTTGTATAAACGTTTGTTATTAAATTTAAATTATCACCAGATAAATTATATATATTCGGTATATTATTTGAATTCATAGACCCATCAGTTTTTGTTAACAATAAATTATATTGTCTAACATACTGTACATAATCTTGTTGTAATAGAACCAATTTACTAACATTGTTACTAACATTCGTAATAAAACTATCTTTCATTGTTGAAACATAAGTTTTAAGTCTATCACCAATTTCACGTATGTCTTTTTTTGTTATGTTATTTGAATTTAATTCAATTTGGTTCATAAAATTATTACTATTGTTATTACTAGATATATCATCTAAAACTCGTTCGTAAAGTTTGTCTAATTTTTCTTCAATAGTTTTTGGTTTTCCGTAAATTGTTATTGTTCCACCTGTTCCGTACTCATCATAAGTTCCTGTTGTATAATCTCTATCGTTAAATAATGAATACACAATACCAATATTGGTTGTTTTAACCAACGTGTTTGTTGTATCAATAACCGAATCAATGTACTCAACAGTTTTTTTCCAGAAATTGTTTAAACTACTTGTATAATCTATTTCAGTAGCGCTAACTATATTCCCAATTGTACTACCACCCCTTTTTGGTATTTGGTTTTGTACTTGATTTATTTTTACTGGGGGTTGATTTGATAATATTTTTTCAACAACATATTTATCTCTCTCACTAACATCTTCTGTTGCTGTTGCTCTCTCGTCATAAATCTCAGTATTTGCATAAAAATTAAATGATAGTGCATTTTGTAATTCTTCAACAGGTTCTTTTAAACCGTGACCACCAATAAAATCAAAACTCATTGATACTTTAACAATCATTGGTTGTACACCAATACCTTCAGGATTTAAATCGTATTTCGCATCATCATAAGAAAACGATAAACTATTTGGTACTATCTTACTATGGTAAAAGTCACCAACCCTTAAAACTAAAATTGGTGGTGCACCAAATGATGTGTTTAATGCGTCATTATATTTTGGTCTACCGTCAGCACCAATGATTGGAATTGTTTGTCCTGGTCTAACACATTGATTTAAAAACGTTAAACGTGAATTTAAACCTTCTGGTGTCATTGAGTGAAACGCTGGATTAAAATGTTTTATTTTATCCTTAATTGATTGATAAACCATTGGGTCACTTTCTTTAATAACCTCAAAATAATCACATTCTGAAAATAAATGACGTAATACTTTTTTAGATATACCATCTTTTATCTTTTGTTCAATTGTTGTATTTGGTGTTGGTTTAATAGTATC